TGTGTCCGCAAAGTCCAAAAACGCTGTAGTACCTGATGATGCAGGGTTAGCCGAGATAGTAAGTACGTTACCTCCTGCGGTGTAATTAGTGCCTGTAACTTCATTTGTATCAGGTGTTACGCCTATAGTCCCGCCATACGCTGTTGTGGCAGCGCTTAACGTAGCTGCACTTGTATACAAAGCGATTCTAAAAACCTGTGATGTATCACTGCTAAAATCCATCTCGCCGTCCAATAGAGCGACTTTGAAGGATGTGCACATTGCTTGTGTAATTGCCATTTCTGTCTCCTTAACTTACTGGCACTCGGAACTGCCCCGAGCGATATGCGTCTTCACGTAGTTTGCCGTCACCCAAGGTTTTAAGTAGCGCGATAGCTTGCAAGTACATCTTCTCATACATTGCAACAATATCTGGTTCACCCTTCATAAAGCGTATAGCTTCAATCAAAGCTCCGTTTAGTAGTGCGGAGTCAAACTCTTCACCAAGCCATGTAGTACCCGCAGTAACAATAGATTGCGGATAGTATCCGTAGTGCAACTCCATAGCGTATGAACTGTCTGGGGTGGGTCCAAGGATGATCGTGTCATCATCAAAGTAGGCATAATGTTTTGGTAACCCCGTTGATGTTGGGTTGGGGTACGCTTCTCGCATAAAGTTTACATCTTTGTTAAGGAGATAATGGTACACACCACTACCGTCTACCACAGCGAGGCTGTAGCTGTACAAAAAGTCACTTGGGGAAGACAAGTAGTTATTACTTGCTGTCACCGTACCTGTAACATTCTTACGCAACGCAGGTATCTGCACTGTGTTATATATCTTCTGTTCAGCCTGCTGTGTGAACATAGCGAGCTGGTCATCTGTAAATGAGTTTTCACAGATGTCTTCGATGTTAGTTTTCAGCTCGGTATAATTCATAGCTTATGCCATTGGCCCCCGTGCATACAAACCTTTGGTCGCTGCGCCTGTGCCGCGTACCTTGATTTTACCACCTTTGGCATAACCTTTTTTAGCCATGCCGCCTTTTTTAAACACACCACGACCTTTTAATACGTCTGCTTGCGTTACCTTACCATCTCCAGTTAGGTCAGTTAATTTTTTAGCCATTACTCATCTCCTATGCTATGCTTACGGTAACTTGGCCGACATGGCCAACACCTATTAAATCATTAGGGGTAAGCCCAAACGGATCATCCCCCCCACCTACGGGGTTCCAACCCCACTGAATACCACGACTACTTGTATCTCCAGACGCTCCTAAACTCTGATCGGGACGTGGATTACGTATAGCTTGCGGATCATCAACAGGAAACTCACCCAATTTTAACTGCGGGTGATCTGGACTCCAACACTCAGGACAAGCCTTTATATTCGTATCTCGGCCTTTCACAAACAGGTTCTTTAGCTCCCGTAACTTGTACTGGAACCCGCATACATCGCAGAGCGCTAACGCTTTCTTTGCTGATGCAAACCTAGTCGTCATTAGGCAATCCTACCTATTCTAGGCACAAATCGTGCCGCTGTTTTCTCTCGGTCCTCGCCCGCAGCCATCTCGAACTGCTCGTCGTACACAGCTTTTAACATCGGTATACGTTCAGCCAGTTCAGGAACCTTCATAGCAATGTGATAAGCCAACCCAGCAACAAGGCACGGGAAGAAACGGAAGTTCATATCTGCTGTCTGTACGCCAGACCCAGCATCCTGAATACGACGCATACGCCAATAGTATAACACGTAATTGTTGTTATCGGGCACAGGCCACACATTTACCTTGGGCGCATCACGTAAACGCTCAACATAAAGCTGTATAGGACGCCCTTGTGTTAACTTGTTAGGTATAGACGCGTACGTACTTACACTGATTCTGCTTATGGTAAGGTCAGATTGTGTCGAAGTATTGCCGCTATTAGTACGTATTTGGTGTTCAAGCAAATCAATAGTATCTGCTGGCAAAGTGTATTGTGTAGTGCCTTCTACTAGGTTTATCGTACCAGAATCAATGGTCCACATGTTAATACCACGGTTCTGCCACTCTATAGTCATCAGGTTCATAGAGCGACGGGCGGTACGTAGGTCATACCCTGAACGCATCTCGCGGCCCGCACGTTCCCATGCTTCCTCCGCTATCTCGGTGAAGTCCATATCGAACGCTGTGGTGCCTGATGTAGTCATTTCTTACGCCTCTTTAACGGGGCTACACGTTTGGGTTTACCCGCTGGTTGTCCTAAACGCTTCTTTTGCGCTATACGTTTGCTCTTCTCAGCCTTCGTCATTTCCCCGCTAGTTTTTGGAGTTTTGCTAGAAACTCGTTTAGATGGTCTACAGTACGGTGTACCACGGCTTTCACCTTCTTTACGGCCACACGGCTTGCCTGTTTTAACATCTTTCCAGTCCTCCTTGAACCAGCGTTTAAGTGCAGCACCTTTTGCGGTTTTACGAACAGCCATTACTTGCCCGCCTTTTTCTTTCTACATTTTGCGATAGCTCCACTCGCATATGCGCTTGGAAAAACCTTATATGAAGCCTTCACCTTGTGGTAACACGCATCTTTAACTGTGCCGCCCTTCTTGTAACCTTTGCTACATTTGGAGCAGCCGCAGCCATCAGATTTGTAATATCTACGCATAGCTACCTCATTTTACAGGCTTTGCCACCACGGGCTAAACCATAACCACGAATTTTGCCACCAGCCTTCAACTTCTTTTTTGGCGGCATACGCATACCCCCCGGGCGCTGCGTAAGATCAAGCATGGCCCCGCCACCACCGCCACGCCCATACACGCCTTTGCGAACTTGAGATTCCTGTTTAACCTTATCCACATCAGGATTTAGCTTCCGTTGAAACTCTAGCTCCTTCTTAAAGGCACGGTCTTTCATGCGCTTTATTTCGTCATCAAAGTCCATGAGCTACCTCATTTTAGCTGGACGCACGCCCTTACGGGCAATACCTGCGCCACGAACTTTACCACCTTTTTTGTAGCCTTTTTTCATCATACCGCCTGCTGCATAACCTTTTTTCTTCATCATGCCGCCAGCTTTCATCTTTTCAGGCTTGGTGGTTAGCCCAGTACCGTCAGCACGGGGTTGCAAGAGAGATTTTGTAGTCATCGCCTCACCATCTCGCGTAGGTTTTAGGATCGACTTAGCAGCTTTACCTGCCGCTACACCCGCATTGCTTACTGCTCCCGGTACACCTAATAGACCAGACTTTGCAGCCCTTGCTAACGCACCTGTAGCTTTAGATGGGGTAACGGTAGCTTTTAAAGGGGGCTTTTTCTTTGGGTTCTTACCAGAGTCAATAGCAGCGTTTATCTCCGCTTTAGTCTTACCACCTAAAAGCTCTTCTGTTTTAATATCGCCCTTGCGGCGTCCATCCATAGCATTAGGGCGTTTAGGTGGCCGCTTTGATCCCGGTTGCGCTGGTTTAGCTTTAGGGCGTGTGGGGGTAGAGGACTCCATCATGTTCGTGGTACCCTCTTCACTAATCCGATCCATAGCGGCATTACCACGTTCAATAGCGCGTTCATCAGGGCTAACCATAGTACCAGCTTGGTACTTTTTCATTTTGCCGCCTTTTTTATAGCCCTTACTCTTCATTTTCATTGTCAGCATCCTTGTATAGGTTGTTAAATACTCGGCCTGTATCCCAGACGTAATCTACATCTTCTTTAGAGCCATATGAATGTTGGTTTGGTTTGAAGTCTGGAGCGCCTTGGCCCGTTTCAAACCACGCAGGGTGCGTAACACGAACCCGATTATTTGGTAGAGCTACTATATTACCTGTGTACTCTCCAGCGTCTAACAATTCAAGTACGTGGCTTTGTTTGTGCTGCGCTGGGTCATCAGCCACTTCACTATCAGTATAATCAACAGTGAAGTAATACTTAGCAGGGTAAAACTCGCCATCTACTTTGGCTATCCACGGTGCAGGAGAAGCGCGTTCTATCTTATACACACTGTGCGTGTGTGACATACAATCCCACGGTTGCGCTAAATATGGTGGTAGTTCAGTAGGCCACTCTTCTAGTGGTGTATCAGCAACCAGCGCCGTGAGGGGCATACGTGCCCACATAGCTCCGCCATGAACGTTAAGTTCATCTGTGTCATCAGACTCGCAGCCAGTAAAAATCACTTGAAAACTAAGTGTTCTATTTGGCATTGTGGTTACTGCAACGACCATAGCGTGTAAAAATTCTCCGTGGTAGCCTTCTAAGTTTTTCGTATACTCCCTGCGCACCCATGCTTTAAAGTATGGAATGTTACTTGTTAGGTACGGCATTAAGTTCCTTCTTACGTTTTTTTGCAACCTTCTTCTTCCGTTTCTGAGAAACTTTGGAGGGAGGCGATTGTATTTGTTTACCCATCTGGGCACGACTGATAGCCATCTAACAATTCCACTTCCGCAAACTCTTATTAATACGGCTGTCAGGATCGTTAGCTGTCTTTGCGCTTGTGTTGCGTTTCTTCATACCCTTCATACGTGCACAGAAAGACTTTCGCCGATTGGCAGCTTTAGAACCTTTCTTTAGTTTGCTGGGCTTTGTGGTAACAGCGGTCTGTAACTTACTACCGGGATTAGCTTTCCGATAGCTGGCAACACCCTTAGCGTTTAACCCGCCAGACTCACTCTTACCTTCTTTACGGGTCCAAGCGGGGGATTTTACACCCCCACCTTTTTTATAATACGCCCGCATAACACCCTCCTAACTATAGAAGAAAGTCATGGCAGTAATGTTTGTCGCCACAGACACGTACACGTCTGAGGAACAGCGAATACCGTCATCAGGAATATTGATTGAGTGGGAGTCAGACGCTAGAAAATCAATATCCAACACTGTAGTGCCCCCGTTACCGTTAGTAACTGTAAGACGCCCCGCACCTGCACCTGTTAAAACCTGTACCTGACGAACTCGCGCTGGGCCTACACCTAGCGATCCTGTGCCTGTTACACGTTTGGTTAATACATCAGAAGACATATGTTAGCTTCCTTTCTTGGCGGAAGAACTCTTTGTCGTTTTCTTAGGTTCTACCTTTTTGATGGGCGTGCCATCAGGGTTTAGCCCACGAGCCGCGAGTTCTTCTTTAGAGGCTGGCTTGAATCTACTCATAACCTAGCTCCTTACGATGCTGCGATTGTGGCACCTGTATCAGAACGCTTCCAGTCTGTGCCATTAGAGAAGGCCAAGATTGCTGCGCCTGCTGCACCGTTAGAAACGTATACGAGCGTACCAGCACCTGCAGAAGAAGCTGATGGAGCGGTAGCTACGGTATAAGTTGGAACTTTAATATCACCAACAAAACCGTTGGTAGAGGTCACTGGACCTGAAAAGGTGGTATTCGCCATGAATATGTCCTCACATGCGAGTTAAGTGGATCTGTCTGCATGTCGTCAGTCGGGCCTGTCAGATCCACGGGATACTCCCGATAATTAGCAAAGTACCACTGAGGTGGTAACTAAGTCAACAAAAAGAAAGGGGCCACCGAAGCAGCCCCCCTTTACTAAATTCTCTAAACGCTTACGCGCCGGGAGAACCAAAGATACCCAGTGGGTCAGATACACCGAAGCTGTAACGCTCACGAGCTTTGTAGCGGCTGTTGCCTGTATCGAAATCAGCATCCATCGAAGTCGCCATTGGCGCACGAGTGAAGTGCTTCAGACCGTTTGGTACGTCAGTCATCAAGAACCAAGCATTGGTGTCTGTCAGATAGTGGTTGACCGCATAGCCTTCAGGGATTGACCCATTGTTGCGTAGTGCGTTCAAATCGTTATCGGCAGTACCGACACGACCTTCTGTCTCTAGGAGACGAGTTGCCACAAACTGCAGTGCTGGTGGGATAATCAACTTACGTGGCTGAGATGCGATAAGCAAACCACGCTCGTCTGTCCAACCCGCGATCTGAATAACTGCTGCTTCAAGCGATGTCTCGTTGAGGTCAGCCGCTACTGCTGGCGTGTTAGAGTTAGTTCCACCAGATACCAATGGGTGGTCGGTAGCACACAAGGATTTACCGTCACCATATGTGGTGCCTGCGGCGAAGGCGTTGTTAAGGATTGCTGCAGCCTTAACTTGCTTCGTGTACGCCATCGCACGAGCCAGTGCTTTAGTATAACGAGATGACAATGAGTCATACAGGTTATCCTCGATAGCTTCCTCAGTGATTGAGAAACCCATCGCAACTGTTTCGTGTGTGTAGCGTGCAGTCCATGCTTCTTGAGCATTGTCATACTCAATCGCGGAACCTTCACCTTTAACTGGCGCTGCTGAAAAACCGGATAATTTGGTTTCTTCCTCGAATGACCGATCTGATGATTCGGTTTCAAAGATTTCAGCGTGTTCTTCGCCATATTTTGCGTATTCCATTCCGAACAATGCGTTCAGGCCGGGGAGCAGCTCTTTAAGTAGCTGGGCGCGTGAAATAGCCATTCGTTAATCTCCTTATACGCCAGTAGTGTTACTGTACTGGTGACCTGCGTTCCATTTAACGTAAGCCTCAGTGTAACCACCACTTGTGTTTTTGGTTTCTTCAACCAAACCAATGATACGGAACGGCAACGTAGCAGTAGTTGCTGATGTATCAGAAATAGCACCACGCGAGTTACCCGAAGTCGAGTCACCTGTGTTGTCTACGCCTGCTACGTTTGCACCGATATCGGTTATCGCTAGATCACCAATAGTTGTACCTGAAGAAACAACAGCGGCTTTGAACAACAGGTCAGTAGCGTCTGCTACATAAGCCTGAATGTCGCTTGCGACTGTGCCTGCAGGATAAGATTGGCTGTACAATTCATAACCCAAGTTTGGATCAGTGTATTTACAACCCATGAAAACACCAACAGGTGTCATTGCAGCGTCGAACGGGTCACGCTCAACGGTGCCTCCGGTAACCACTTTAACGGCATCACCAAAGAAGATGCTAGTAGCATAACCGCTAGCAATACTCATTTGACGATAGACGCCCCCAACAAAGGGAACACCGCTTAGTAATTTTACCGGAACCAGACCATAAGGTCCGCTAACAGAAGGATAAGCCATCTAAAGCTCCTAAGATTAAGTTCCTTTACCGAAAGTAACCTTCGTCTTCCGTTCATTAAACAACGGCATACGAGGATCATTTTCTCTCATAAGGCTGTTATCCACAGATGTCATTTGAGCTTGTGCCTGATCGTTATAGTAGGCGTTCCGCTCTTCAACCATCTCTTTCGGAGCCTTACAGAGCATCAAACCACCGATAACTATATTGTCCTTGAAACGTTCTTGTTCAATCGCAACGATAGTAATCTCTGGATGGTCTGTTGCCTTTACAGGCTCCCAACCTTCACGAAGTTTTGAAGAAACGTTTGTGGCATCGACCTGACCCTGTGTACTTACGCGTACCCAGTGGAAATCATAGCCCGGCTCGGGATTGGGGGAGGGTAATACCTCGGGGCGCGTCCAAGCCTTTTTACGAACTGTGCGTTCGCGGGTCTCTAACTCACGATCTTTACGATTATCAGCCATTTTGTTTCCTCATATCTAATGCAACCTGTTTGGCGTATTGTTGAGGGGTTAACCCCAACCTCTTAGCGAGCTGAACTTGGGTCTTGGTCAGTGTTACCTTTTTAGGGGCTGTGCTCCGCGTTGCGGGTGCCACTACCTGTGTCTTTCGCTTTGGTTCGGCATCCTCGAAATTATCGGGGAATACCTGACGCATACGAGAATCAATCGTCTCGTAGTATTCATCACTATCAGGGCTTACACCCTGTTTGACAAGTTTATTATGCAACCCCAGCGCTAAACTTGTCATCTCATCGTCGGGACCAAACCACGAATTAGCTTTGCGCCATTCTTCGGCTCGTGTATCGACCTGTCCTGCTGGAGCGGTTTCTGGTTCTGGTTGTACAGGAGTTTCTATTTCCTGTAAAGTTGGTAACTTAACATTTAGTAGCTTTTCAGACTTCAACTTAGCATTGGTTAAGTTTTCCTGCGCTTCAAGCACGGCATCTGAGTTTCCAGACTCATAGGCAGTCTTGTATTGCTTTTTAGCTAGGTCTATCTCATTCTCTACCTGCTTTTTAGCCTGCTCAAGCAGCGCCGTCTGGTTTTTGTTGACGTTGCCTTTTAGCTTCTTATTTTCTTCCATAAGCGTCTGAGTAACACGCTCAAGTTCCTGATTCTGACGTACAGCTTCTTCTTTAGCCCTACGCTCATCATGGTAACCCTTGCTAAAATGCTGGATGCGCTTGCGAACCTTATCAGAATAGTCTTCCAACTCTTCATCAGTAACCTCCGCTGGGGGGTCGGACGGTTTGCGGTTCCGGTCAGCTTTCGGCGTATCGTCAACAACCTCAATCTCAAGCTCGTCACCATCACTATCCTTCTTGCTCTCAGGTTCAGCCTTCGATGCCTTATCTTCTGCGAAATCCTCCGCAGTCTTCTTACCAGATATATCAATTTCAACTGCACCGGAGTCCTCTACAGCTATGTTCTCATCTTCCGTTTCAGGAAACTCAAATTCTACTTTTTGAAAAGCCATATCTACGCCCTTTGTATGCCCGTTGGATCAGCTACGACAGCCTCAATAGAGTCATCATTCATTAGCCGATACTCAATACCACCAATAGTGAACCGTGTGCCCGAGTTCATGCGGAACATCACAAAATCACCCTCTTTACACCAAGGCCCAGTCGGAAACCGCTCTTCATCCCCGTATGCTTGGTCACCCATATCTACAACAAGTCCAATGATAGACATGATGTGATCTTGGGTTTTGGCGGTATCTGTCTTAATAATGGAAGTTCCCGATATGGTTTCTTCCGGTTGCGGTAGTGCTACGAGTACGCGGTAGCCTACGGGTTTTGGGAGTTGTAACTCCAACTCAGCATCGCTGATTTTAACTGCTGCTTCAGTCATCATCGTCTTCCATATAGTTTTTCGCAAGGTCTTCAATATAAGATTTGGTGGCTTCGAGACCCCGAATTAAGCCAACAACTTCCCTATAGTCCGCATAATCTTTAGGTGACCCTGCGTTTAGGAAACTCTGTGCAGACGAGATATCCCCGTCGATTTTATCTTTCAGCACGTCAAAGACGGTTTTTGCCATAGTGTGTTATGACTCCTTTTTAGGTGCCCCTCCGCCCTTCATCATACGGGCGGTCTCTAGGGTCATTTTGTTACGTTCAGCGCGACCTGTTTGCTGCAGCTTCACGCCTTTTTCTTCAGCTTCTATAGAGAGTTCTGCTTGCTCTATTTTTACCCGCTCGGCGTCCAACATAGCCGCGGAAGTGTCTTTGGCCCGCTGAAGATTAAGCTGTGCTTGTCTAAGCTGCGTTTCAGCTTGGTCTTTTGCCGCCTTACGCTGCACTTCTGCTTGCTTGACCTGTACCTCTGCCTGCTTGAGCTGCATGAGTGGGTCTTGTGCCTGTTTCTGTGCCTGCTGTTGCGCAACCTGCTTCTGGTGCGCCTGTGTAAGCTGTGTACCTGCTTTAGCTACAAGACGAGACAATTCGACCTCGATGTCTTCTGGCAACTCTTTGTTGGGTGGGGGCAGGTCTGTACCAAGCCGCTCTTCGATCTGTTTACGATAGGAGAATCCAAGATGTTCAGCGATGTGCGCCTGCATAGCAGCCATAATCTGTTTTGCCTGCGGGTTTTGCCCAATCATCTGTGCCACCATCGGGTCCTGCATAAACGATCTGTGGGTCGTCATATGCGCGTCGTGGTCTTGGTAGATAAACGCCTTCATCGGCTTGCCCATCAACGCATCCATGTTCTCGCTGATTGGGTCTGTAGGCTTCGCATCGTCCTTCGTAGGCACCAGCTTATCCGCGTTCTTTACGCCCAACACCTCTATCATCTGCCTATGTAGCTGCGGCAAGTTGTATATTTGTGGTGCCTGCTGTGACATCTGGAGGACAGCTTGATACTGTACCACCCGCTGTGCCATCGTAGAACTGTTAGGATCGCTCACAGGGATCACATCGACCATCATGTAGTCTGCCTGCTTGGCGCTCACTTCGCCTCTCACAGGCACGTATGTGTACTCTGAAGGTGCATATTCAGCCATGATGGCCTTGAGGAGCTTGAACTCCTGCTTCATCGCATAGTGTACACGCGCTTGTACCGCAGCCATAGGCTTCAGAGTACGCTCTAACAGGGCCAACGTAGTCCCAACGGGGGCGTTAGCCGACATATCCGAGATGTTCATGTCACTAATCGCACCCAATCTGCGACCTTCAGTCGTAATCTGGTTCAAAAGGGCGAGAAGGGTCTGGCTAGGTTCCTTGTACGGGAGAGGCATGATGTTGTCACGGATACTACCTGACGGCACATCCACATCCTTAAACTCACCCGGTTCTATCGGAGTATCGTCTCCCTTGATACGTAACCCACGTGACTTCAATCCACCGGGGAGATTCGATAGAGTGCCTGCATCGACAAGCTGACGTATCAAGGAAGTTCCTGCTTTAGCGTAACCGCCAATGATATGAATCAGACCAAGGCCATAGAACCCAAATCCCGGTACATACACGTAGTGAACGAAGTGCTGACGCTTGAGAGTAAGGGGATCTCCCTCTTCGTAATTCCTACGAACCGCCAGCACTTCGCCACTCCCACGCTCAATCGTGACGACATAGGGCCGAGCAATCCCGTCGTCATCGTCTATACCTTCGATCAAAAGGTCGGCGTGGATCTCATAGATAGCGTAGCGGTCATCATTGGTTAGAGAATACCCACCATCTTCAGCTTTCTTCTCTTCTATATCAGTGTGAAACGGTTCGGGGTCACCAAGGTCAACATCTCTGTAGAACCCACCAGCCTGCAGCTTCTTCAAATCGTTCTTTGTCTTACGCATAATGTGCGTAACCCGCTCTGCAGCCTCGATATTTGACGCTCCATAAGGCACAATTACGTCTTCTGCGGAGATATACACAGCCGCTTGGCGACCTAAATTTGGGTCAAAATACACCTTTTTAAACGCTGATCCAGCCAATCCAAGGCTATACAGCATCCGTTCATGCTCAGGGCGGTACTCTACCATACGCTCCGTAAGCTCATAATTCATGTCTGCCTTGACACGTGCGGAGGCTTCTTCCTTCTCCTTGGTCTCTTCACCAAGGATCTTGGTTTTTACTGGCCCTGCTGGGGGGAAGGTTTCAGACATTGTTTCTGCTTGGAACCGTATCGCGGCTTCTGCCAACACGGTAGAGAATACACCGCATGCGCCTTCCCACGGATCTGTGCGCTCTTCATACTTGAAGCCCAGCACATCCAGACCTTTAACGAATGTATCCGCCCAGTCTTTGCGGCTATCTGTATCGGATTGTACCTGCCCCATAAGCTCGTCGGACAGGGACGCTAAGTCACGTTCATCCATAATATCGGCTAGATTACCACCAAACTCGGTAAAATCGGCTTCTGTGCCGGGTATTATGGTTATCTCCATACCCCCATCGGATAGGGTTACAGCCTCTGGGTCTACAATCTCTATCTCCAGATCAGGAACCTCCATCTCCTCCATGTCGGTAATGTCGTCACCCATACCCAGCGGGGCAGAGAATATTCCTTTTTCAATAGCCATAGCTAAACCCTCTTAATAAAATCCACCACTGCGCCGTCTCCAGTACCGAGGTTCTTCTGGTTCGTCTGTGGGCAGACGTATAAAACCACCCTGTCTAAACCGCATTAACGCCATAACAGTCGAGTCCACAAGGTCATCATGGCTCATAAAAGGAAATCCTGCAATCTCCTCTACAACTTCTTCTGCCCAACGTGTCTGAGGTATCCATACCATACCGGAGGCTATTATGTCAGCTACAGAATTTAATCTAGCCATTTTATCGCCTGAACCCCTGTGCGGAGTGTACTCAGATACAGGTAACCCAGTACGCCGCATCTCCTGATAGAGGGCCGCACCCGCGCTTTTCTTCTCCACAATAAACGAATCTGGCTCCCAGTCCCTGTATTCGTCCATCGCCAACTGTTTAAGCTCAGGAAACTCCAAACGCTCCTTTATACTATTGAGCAGTATTATATGATAGGCGTTCTCTTCCTCGTTCATAAACACGCCCCACGTGGTGAGTGCTGTATAGTCTGCGCGGTTATGCTTCTCGGCTGCGGCATCGAGTGACATTATGATATATTCGCATGAAGGAGGGTTCTCACCTGTCCATTCCTGCCACCACTCACGCTTGACGATAGCGGCTTCTTCTGCGGTGGGTTGTTGTTGGTACTGTGCGTTCCATTGAAACACAGGCATAGATGCTTTTGTGCGTTCTAACGCCTGCAAATCAAAAAACTCGGGCCAGAGAGGCTTATGCACAACTTCTGTGGTCTTTTTACTCTGTATTTCTAGTATAGCGGGAAACTCTACCACCTCATACTGGTCTGACAGCTTATTATTCACCATATCACGCGTTACACGACCCGTCAGGTCGTCCATATGCCACCGTGTCTGGATTATAGCCACCCGCCCACCGGGCATTAGACGTGTTCGCGCACCGAATGTGAACCACTCGTAGGCTTTCTCGAACACCTCGAAGTTTCCGTTGATAACATCTTGTTCAGAGTGGGGATCATCAACCAAGAGGAGGTCAGCGCCCCGCCCAGCAAGAGCAGACCCAATACCACACGCATAATATTCTCCCCCTACGTTGGTGTTCCACCGCCCAGCCGACTTACTATCCTGCGCAAGACGTACTGTGGGGAAGATTGCGCGGTAGTCACTCGTAGATATAAGGTTTCTTACCTTCCGACCGAAATCCACCGCCAAATCTGTGGTGTGTGACACCATCATAACCTTCTTGCCGGGGTTACGACCAAGAAACCAAGCAGGGAAGAAGATGGAAACAAGCTGAGATTTGCCATGACGGGGTGGAATGTTGACGCAAATACGGTCTTTATCCCCTCTTTCAATGCCCATGAGCATATTAGCCAGTATACGGTGGTGTTTGCCAACTATAAAGTCGGGCATCATGCGTTTACAAAACTCTATAAGGTCATCATATGCTACTTTGTTCGCCTTACGGTTGTGTAATTCATCGACCATGCGGTCAATTTCAAGGATTTCTTCGTCAGAAAAGGCGTCTAAGTTGTCAAGTATATGCCCTACATCAACATCATCAAAGGTTTGCACCTCAGTCATCATCGAACTCGCCTAAAATAGAATCAACATCCAGCGGTTCCCCGTCTAAAACGACTGCATCCTCTATTTCTTCTTCAGGGTTCACGATCTTTGCTAGTTTTGCACGGAGTTTTTCTTTGATATCGTCTGTTGTCTGGTGCGTTATAGTGACTTCTGACTTCTCTGTGAACAATCCTACATCTGATATCTTACCTAGAAGCTCCAGTGCACGCATACGGGTCTTGGCATCGGGGCTGTCGGACTCAATGATCAGCTTATTTGTCACCAAATGGCGTAGCTGCATGGACGATTCTACTACAGAGTGGTTAAACTCCTTGATGATCGCATTCGCTAACTTGATGGATGGTGGAGTTAGCGTGGCGGCACGTTTGTGAGTAACTTGTTTTGAGGTTGCGTCGGGGTCTTGTGCATAAGCTGTTAGGAGAGTAGCTGCTACTTCCTCGTCTATCGCGTCAGGTGTAGTGTCTACACCCTCTTCCTCTAATTTATTAACTGTATTGTCTAATGCTTCAACACGATCAGGCAGATCAACGCCTTTTACCTCGTCTGTCAAAGGTATTCCAAGCTCTGGTTCTATATTTATCGCCATAATTTTTCGCAGGTGTAAACCGTATAACTCGTAAAAATAGACTACAAAAAATTTTTTGCAAGGGGTTTCAAAAAGAGGTGGGGGGGTGTCTGAGAAAGGGGGGGGTGTTTGGAAAACCGAGAATTTTGTAATCGTTCGTGTAAAGTAGTAGTGTACAGCGTACAGCGGAATCCTAAGCACAGAGCCGATGGGTACCCCTCCCGTACCCCTAACGAATCTGTCATTCGGGCAGGTGCCCGATTGGGATTGTACGGCGTGGCAAAGTATTGCCTAACGTGTTATCTCATGCCATAAATTGTTTATCGGGACAGCGAGACATTGGGTTTCGCGCCGTATAACTTGAAAGGTTATTACTATGACATTTACATTTGACATCAAAGACACACGCAAGGCTGGCGCGGATATCATCAAAGCTGACAAGCTTGGTTCTGATTTTACTAGCGCCGTTGTCGGCTCTTTCGCAGAGGCGGCCGTTGCGGATGCAAGCGCATCGGCTCGATATGATCACCTAGTGATCACTGAGAAGTTTACGCCTAGCATGTTAGTTAGCCCAACATCGGGCAACGTGGCGCTCGGTAAATCAACCGCAACAAAGGAAAGCTGGGAAGCGCTTAAGACGTTAGCCCGCGCCGTTTCATGGTCTATCGAGGAAAAACAATTCTGGAAAGACACCGAGGGCGATGCAGACGCGAAAAGCGAGCGCGACGCGTTATCTAACCGCGCATCTAATCTTCTCACCAAAACATGGTACAAGGGCATCTTGAATGCACACAAGCGCGCTAATCCCGATTTATACAAGCGCTCAGCGTCAACCACCAAAGACGTGCAAACGAAAATAGTAGAGGGGTTGGATGATATGATCCGCATGGTGCGCGACATAAAAGACAACGACGAAAGCATATACGATGCAGGCGAATTGATCGTGGCATTGCAAGCTGCAAAGAAAGAAGCTAACCGCGCAGGTTAACTTGTTAACTACTCTGGCCAGCCCTTCGCGGGGTTGGCCATTTTTTTATGTCCAACGATACGATAGTTTACAATCGGGTACATACCCGAATTGAA